GATGAAGTAAAAGAAAAAGTTAGCTTTGGCGATTTTATAGCAGATCCCAAAAGTGCTAGGTTAATCATTGAGACAGTTAAAAATGTTTTAATAGGGAAAAAAGAATACATACAAAGAATTAAACAGGGAAAAATGAAAAGTGGAATATGATAGAAGTATTAATAGTAATAGAAGTAATAGCTCTAATTATTTATTTAAATAAATAGAAATGTTAAAATTATTAGATTTATTTAGTGGAATAGGTGGTTTTTCACTAGGTTTAGAACAAACAAAAAGAATTAAAACTATAGCTTTTGTAGAAAAGGATAAATTCTGTCAAAAGGTATTAAAGAAAAATTTTAAAAACATACCAATAGAGGAGGATATAAGAAATGTTAAAGGATCAAACTACGCAGCAGACATTGTTTCAGGAGGATTCCCATGCCAACCATTCAGCGTTGCAGGAAAAAGAAAAGGAACAAATGACGATAGATACTTATGGGATGAAACTATTAGAGTCGTCAGAGAATGTAAACCTAGATGGTTTATTGGGGAAAATGTTGAGGGGATTGTTAACATCAACAACGGCTTGGTACTCAGACAGGTGCAAACTGATTTGGAAAAAGAAGGTTTCAAAGTCCAATGTCTTATTATTCCAGCTTCAGGCATCGGTGCTTGGCATCAAAGAAAAAGAGTTTGGATCATCGGATGTAATGTATCCAACTCCAACCTCTCAAGATCATTCAAGGAATACAGTTCCTCCTTCAATAGGCAAGACAAGAGGGATGGATCTATCAATGAGAGTAGTAGCAGATCAAATAAAAATGTATCCAACTCCAACTCAAGACTCAGCATCAGAGAGAACGAAGAAATACAAACAAGGAGGAACACCACTTCCATTAGCAGTAAAAATGTACCCAACTCCAACAGCAGGTTGTGTGGAGGGAGGGGAACAAAGCAACAGAGTGGAACAAACGAAAGCTGGGGGTTTTATTCTCAGGAAGAAGAACAAACCACAAAACACATTCGGAGCAAAATTATCGGATGCGATGCTTTACCTAGAAAAAAAGAAAATGTTACCAACTCCAACGAACAGCGAACACAAATACAGACTAAAAGGAAACACTCAAGCGTCAAAGTGCCTAGAAGCTCAAGCAAGAAAAGTTGGTGGCAAATTGTCTCCAAACTTTGTGGAGTTCCTAATGGGGTATCCTATGAATTGGACAAAGATAGAACCAACAGAATAAAATCTTTAGGAAATAGTATTGTACCACAAATAGCTTATGAAATAGGTAAAGCAATTATAAATGCAGAGGATGAATCAAATTAATTTTATATGGAAGATGGCTATACTTGGTCAAGGGAGTTAGGTGGTAAAATTGTTGAGTGCTGCCTATGTACTGAAGAAGGGTTAATTATGGAAAATAATAAGCTATATTGTGCTGATCATTATTGTCTTAAAACCTGGAAAAAACAGTTGCATAACGTAGATAAATACTTAACAAAGAAAGAGGAAGATGAAAGTTAAATTAGAACCTTTTGAAGTACAGATGGCAGCAGATGTTGCTAATAGAAGATTTATTGAAAACCTTAAAATGGGTAAGAGTTTCTCTTATGGGTATCAAGGATCAGAAGACAAAACCATAGCTTTGGGAGTGATGGGAGCTTCAGCAGAACTAGCTTTTTGTAAAGCAACAAACACTTATTTTAACGGATCTTACTCAGACCAATACTCAAGATATACTGACACCGATATGCAAAAAGGCATTGAGATAAGATCGCAAAAAAGAAAAGATTATAATTTTTTATTAATAAGACCTGGAGAAAAAAAAGCTAGATATGTTTTAGTCATTGATGAAGGAAATTTTGAATTTAGTTTAATTGGTTGGTTTCCTTTTATAAATGATATGCCACAACGTCTGACAAATTTTGGACACATTAACAGACCACCAGCTTACAAAGTAGATATAAAAGAACTGTACCCAATAGCTGATTTAAAAACTTAATGTATATACTATTGACACAGCTTGTATTATTCTATAAGGATTCTAAATATGCTTAAAAAAATAGGGAAAGAATGGGGAAACAAAACTCACCTAAGTCCAAGTCAAATCAATAAATTATTATGTCAATGGTTTTATGACTATAACGTCTTAACACCTGAACAAAGAAAAAGACTACCACCAAATATGAAAATGGTTTTTGGTGGAATTGTAGGTCAAGCAGTTCAAGATATAATAGTAAACAAGCTAACAATAAAAGAAGTAATGGAGGGGAAAAAATAATGTCAGATTACGATCATGCTATGAAAGTTAATCAACAACATAAGTTAATTAATGGCAAGTTACAAATGCAAGTAAGTAATTTGCAATTTGAAAACAAAAAGTTAAAAAATAAAGTAATGGAAATGGCAGCTAAAATAAAAGAATTAGAAGAAGCTCCAACAAAAGCAATATTAGTAACAAAAGAAAAGGAAAAAAATGTCAGAACAAACAAAGAAGACAAAACAAGTAAGTAGGGAAGAAACATCTAAAGGAAGTTTTAAAGAAAGATATGCTGAATGTATTAAACAGTTAAAAACTGTTCCTACTGTAAACATAAAAGGTAAATCATATTCAACTGTTGCAGAAAGACACAGGCATTTAAAGAAATATTTTCCTGAATCTAAAATAGATGAAGCATTACTTTTTCATGATGCAGATAGAGTTATAATTAAAACTACTCTTTACATAGCAGATCAACCCTATTCATCAGGTCATGCCGAAGAATTTAGAAACGCATCATTTATAAATAAAACAAGTGCAGTAGAAAACTGTGCCAGTTCTAGTTTAGGAAGATGTCTAGCAGGATTTGGACTACATGGTTCAGAATATGCTTCAGCAGATGAATTAACAGTTGCTTTGTTAAGTCAAGGACAAAGCAAAACACAAGTTTCAATCAAAGATAAAATAAATAAGCAAACAACTGAAACAAAGTTAAATGCTCTTTATTCAGATTGGGAACAAGAAAATGACACAGTTAAAAAGTCATTTGAAGAAAAGCAAAAAAACATAAAAACAAACGGAGGAACGAATGCAAAAAGTTGGTAAACCAAAAGATTGGGTATTATTTCCCTATGATGCTACCCATGAGATGTCTGTTAAAATAGATTTCTCAGGTAACATACAATTAAATAATGGTAAGAAGGGAACTATCCTAGCTTCTAAAGGAACGTCTAAAGATGGTAACACAAAATTTGTTAGATTATTTACTCAGACAGGAGTTCTGTTTAAAGGAGATGATGGCAAGTTTACAGGTGATATGACTAACGTAGAGATAGGTGGCAAAAAAGCTCTTATCGGTTGGTTAAATGATAAATCAGATAAACCAAATATATCAGGTTATGCAAATGAACCTGGTGTTAAACCTGAGTCTAAAGATCAAGCACCATTTTAATGAACGTAATAGTTATTATAATGCACTTAGTTAATGGTTCGGTAGCTGAAGCCACAATTTCAGTTACTGCACCAAAGGTGCTTTGTAATGATGCTATTAAAAAAGTTGCTGTTTTAAGCACTAAGGAAAGCACAATTAGATATAAAGGAAACAAAGTCTTTCTTTATTACTGTAAAGATAAAAAAGGAAATGATGTCAAATAACGTAGAAACTATGAGCAAATTAACTAAAGAATTAGAACAATTATTAAAAAGTAAACAAGCACAATATGGTAGTTTTGATGAAACCTCTTTTGCTATGAAAGGAATATTAGAAAGTATTTTAGCTGCACACAATGGTCATAAGGTAAGAGTTCCTAATAATATATTTGGTTGCTTTATGCAGTTTCTTAAAATTTGGAGAAGCATAACAAACCCTATGTATAAAAAAGATACTTATGATGATGTCAATGGCTATAACGAATTGAATCGTATGCTTAAAATAAAGGAAACAGAAGATGAATAATAAAATACCTATGACACCAGTAATGCTAAACCTCTTGAATTTTATTAAAAAATATGTCAAAAAGAACAAGTATTGTCCAACTTTTCAAGAAATGGCAAATGGATTGAATTACAAATCAAAAAATTCAATCACAGTTTTAATAAACAAACTTGCCAAAAGAAATGAAGTTAAAAAGATAAATGGTTATAGGAGAAACATTG